ACTAATCCCGGAACCATCAATCCCTTGTGCCGTGTAAAACCCTTTATTATTTAATTTGCCTGCCAAATTGCTATTTATCTGACTAAATTGGTTAGTATATTCAGCCATAGCTACCTTTAGCGCTAACGCCCCCACTATATTGTCCGCAGATGTATTTGCGGATATCTGCTCCTTCGTGTTTAATATCGCCGTTTTTGATATTGCTTTAGCCACTGACTGTTTTAATTCTTCATCCTTACTCCGCAACGCTGTAATAGCATTATCATATGTTGTCAGGTCTATTTTCTGTACTTCCAACTCTTGCTTCGCGGTACCGTCCCACCAATAATCAGGCACATCCGTTGCAACTATGTAAAAATTATCTCCAACATTCAACTTTTTTACATTATCTTGCACTGCCAGCCATGCATCCAAATCCGCAACCGTGGCAAATACCCGCGCCTGATTTTTACCGGTTGCAATATTTAATGCTTTTTTGGCGACCACCAAAATACCTTTTAACGCAGATTTGATATTTTTATATAATTCCAAAACAGGTTTCCCCGGAATGATTTGCTCAATAGCTTTCTCTGGATCCTCATCATCTTGTGGTTCCTTAAAATTAGGATTTTCTAATGCTTCAATCCTCTTATTATTTGTGATAGTATTTTCTAGCAGTTCATTTGCAGCATCAACTAAATTTTCCTTCGCCTTTGTGTTCAAATCATCCACATTTCCAACCTGTGACGCCATTGCAAACGCCCCATCCGGCAAATATTCTATTGTAGCATTCGCGGAGTTTGCCACTGTTACCACCCAATCCTGAATAATTCTAACAGGATTTTTGCCTTCGCTGGCTGGCATAATTTCGCCCTGTTCTTCTGCTATAACAGCTACTGAATAGAGAATTTCTGTACTTCTATTCCCTTTTTCCTGCGCATACAGCCCTATTTCGTTGATATTATATGCTGTTTCTAAATTATCGTTTGTAAATATCCCTGTCACTATCACGGATGTATTATCTTGGCGCTTTAATGACGATAGTCCTGTTGACTGCATTTCATTTTTTAGGGCAGTCATTTTTTGCAGTGTATCCGGATCCTTTTCGGCAGCAGTATAAACACCGCTGCCTATAGACATACGGGTAATCTGTATCATACATTCGCCAGCTATTTCTTTGCTAAGCAGCGCTCGTCCATTATCTGTCATAACGGCATTATTAAATATCTGCGGCATTATTATTTCCCTCTCTTTCAAAATTTTCGGTTATTATTGGATATGCAATATATGTATTTCTTACAGCTACAGCAGGTCTAATGCCATTTATCTGCTGCATTGCCTGATGGATATGCCATGATAAATGTGCCGGCAGCTGTCTTCCCAGTATATCCGTAAAATCAGTAAAATGTATTACCTTATTTCCAGCGTGCAGTATAATATTAAGTTCATTTATAAACTCAAAATCACAGTCTACATCTACATACACTTTTATAATCCGCCGCAGCCTGTCGATATCCACTTTGCCGGAACCTATCTGTGCAGCTTTTAGCAGTCTTCTGCGTTCTTCTAATGTCCTGCCTGCATTATCCAGATAGTAAAATGCTTCCATTCTTGACAGCATATCTTCGGACATAGTATCTATAAACATATTTGCGCACCAATCTTCAAGAGCCTGCGCCATCTGGTCAATTGTTTTTCCCGCAAACTGCAGGTTTGCATCTGCTTCCTTGATTTTTTGATAATATGATGGTGTCCATTCCTTTAATTCGTCATAACCAGACTGCCCAAAATTATTAAAATATGTTTCCCCATCAATCTGCGACACGAATACACACCTCCTTTAAAACAGGTACTTCCGCACTTTCGATTGTAATATTTGCATTTCCGCCGTTAATCAAAAGTTCTTCATAATCAAGCACCTGCGGAAGCGCTGATATCATAGCACCAATTACAGACATCCTTACAATAATACTTGTCCCTTCATCAGACTCCAAAGTCAGCGTGCGTAAGTAGTCCGTAACAGCTTCCACGGCTGCTGTACGGCATCCTTCCATAGTTTCCCCATTTGTCAATGTCACGGTAAAAGAAATTGCGATATCGCATGACTTAGCAGCAACAGCATAAAAATGCGATCCAAGATTAGCAACTCCATTCCCAAACCCATCTCCACAAATATATTCATTTCCTTCATTATCCGTAAATATATAGTTTTGTGTAATTGGGTCAATGTAATCCTGTACTGCCTTAACAGCTTCTGGTGCAGCAGGAAGCCCTTCTGGTGAATAGAGGACTGCCCTTACTGTGTTTTCACCGGCAAAAAGTGGGTCAATTCGTGCCCTGCCTATCCCTTCTACAGATTCACACCACGTTTTATAATGCTGCCTGTTTCCGTTTTCAGCCGGCCCTGCGATTTTCTCACGAAGCCTAGACCGAAGCGCATCGTCCGTTTCTTCGTCTGTTCCCAGAATATAAATTTCACCTAACCGCGCCTCCTGTAAATTTTCAATATTATCTACAGGCGTAATCTGCACACCAGCAGAAAGAATGTTGCACTCCGTTCCTTCCGTTTCCGCCTCCAGCCTTAGTTCTCCGTCCTCCCCTTCGATAACCATAAAATAATAACTGCTGTCTTCTGCAAAAAATCTGCTGCCAACTTTCGGCGCAGCTCCGGTAAATATTGCATTGAATACCGCAGACGAGGAGGGATGTCGTGTCATGCCCCATTCTGCTGCCTTATCATCCAGCACATCCGCATAACACGTATCTAATGCAAACATATTAAAAAGTTCCCGCAGATTGGCAAAGAAAAAAGCAGCCCGTAAACAATGTCCGGCTGCCATATCCATATATACTGACCCTGTTCTGGTATCAACACCCAGTTCATCCCCAAATGCTCTAGCCTGCGATAAAAAATATTCTTCGTTAAATTCTTCAAACATTATATTGTGACCTCCTGATCTGTTGTCCCATAAATGGTATCTACTACAAAGGATATTTGTACAGCGTTCCGTTCATCATCCGGATAATAAAATACAAAATCGTGCACGCCAAGGATACGTTTATCTTTTAATGCTTTCTTTACCAGCCTTGGAATATCTGCTTCAAGGTATTCCCGTGAAACAATTCCCTGCCCGACAAGTGCTTTGATTCCAGTTCCCATATCCATATCATAGATTAAATATCGGTTGCATTCTGTTTTCAACGTCTTATAGATATACTGGCGTAATGCTTCCATACCGTTTATTTTACCGGACAGCCTACCATTTACCCAGTCAATTGCATAGGTATTCGTTTCTGGGATAGATTGGTTACCAAACTTTTGTATATCCTCTAATGTAATCCCCATATCTGCCTCAAGCGCCATCTTATCACCCTTTCCCTAAAACAAAATATAAATTATCACCATACGGAATAATGTACGCTGTATTTCCTTTGGATAAAGACAAAACATGGTCAGGGATTACAAGGGATTCTTTAAAAATAATTGTATCCATATCGCCTTGAAATTTTAATTGCAACGGATTGGTATTTACTACCGTGCACGCCAAAATACTATTATTCGATTCCTTTGCTATCTGCCGAAGCAGTCCGGTAAGGCTTTCTGCCATAATATCATCTCCTTATAAATACTGCTCTGCTCCTGCGGCTGCATCAGATGCCCTGCGTGCAGATGCTTCCGCTTGTTTTGCCGCAAAATCTGCATTTGTTGTTATTGTAGACTGTGCTATATTCATCAGTTCTTTCGCTGCCACTAATGTTTCTTTTGCTTTTTCATTTTCTGTCTGTGCTTTCGCTGACTGTGTTATTACTGTTTTTGCATACTTTTGCGCTTTTTCAACCTTCTTTGCCTTGGCCGCGTTTTTGAGTGCTTTTTCCGCAGCATCCGCCGCTTTCTCTGCCCGCTTTCCAGCTTTGATTACCTTGCTTTCAGCAGCTTTCTTTTTCTTTAATGCGGCAGCAGCTTCTTTAATTGCCTGCTTTGCTGCTTTTGTTGCTGACTTCTCGGATGTTTTATCCACTTCTGTTTCCCCATTTTCGTTGATGCTTTCTAAATCTGTAGCAAAATTCAATGTTAATTTCATGGTATGGTAGTCCCCTTCCCATGTATGCGTATCAGCATCCACATAAAATGTTCTGCCGATATTTATATCCGGAATACTTATATAAACTGCCATACCAGCATAAACGTAAGATATTCCTAATGCTGTAACATTCAGGCTTTCAGCAGGCTTTTTCAATTCATTCAACATGGTAACAGCCATTGTTTTTAATTTGCTCTTTGACAATGTATCATCCGGTGTCTGCGATTCCTGCATCATTCCAATTTTTTCTTCAAGGTCTGCATCCGCCCATTGTACAAGCGCCTTTCCTTCCTGTGATATTAATTTCAGCCGAGTACGCACATTAGAAATATCTTTGCTGTAGCTGTACTGTGTTAAATTCCCGTAACTGCTGCCCTCTGCTCCTGTTTCAAGCACAAGTTTTGTAATCTGCTCTTTTCGCCTGATTAGATGTAGCTGCCCTCTTTTGGATATCATATAAAACCGTTCGCCTGTGCCTTTATAGGTCTGTGACAGGGCATTGCATAAGGCATCATATACCGTTACATTTACATCTGTAATAATCGGGATTTTATACAAAACCGAAGCCGTTTCTCCACGGCTTATTCCATACTTTTTACATATGTCCATAAATATTTCTGTTAATGTCTTTTTTCTGTATGAAAAGCTGTCACGATTATTGGATAGGTAAATAGCGTTATCATATGCCGTAATTGTTAATGTATGGTCTTGTGACTGCACCTGTTTCATGATAATTCCCCTGAACAATTCTGTACCATCTTCCAGAAAAATCAAATGACACCCCGAATATACATCTATATCCGCCCGATTGGCACTGCCAAGCGAAGGGTCATCTATCAAACCAAGCTGCAGCGACCGTGCCGGACTGTTTTTCCTGCCTGACCATGTTACTTTTTCCACAATATCGGAAATATCATATCCGGCTTTTTCTTTTATCAATATAAACTGCAATGCCATTTTTTTCATCACTCCTTTTTACGGACGCGGCAGAAAAAGCACCCACTTTTTCTTTAATTTTGTATTTACGCCCTTTTTCAGCTTTGCAGTATTTAATTTGTAAATCTCATATGCCATTGATATATCACCATAAAAATACTTTGCTATGCTCTGTAAGGTATCTTTCTTTTGTACAATATATGTGTCTGGCACTGACGGAAGATTATGCACATCAATATCAATTCTGCGCACCAAAACGCCGGAACTTACAGCGCTTTTTCCTCCTGTACCGTCAATGCCGTCTGCTGTTCCATATTGTTTCATGGATAATGTATATTGTATCTTTCCAATTTCCCCGCCTGCCTCCTCGGTTGTATAGGTAGAAATGGAAAAATATGCATTTACATTAGTATTTGTTATCAATAAATGGATTGGCGTACTACCGTTTTTCCAGCGCCGGATAATCACATCGTATTCATTTGGTGTTTTCATATCATTTACATTATCCAGTTCAATTCCGGATTCTGCAATAGGAGAAAAATAACTGCTAAACGTAAGAGTTATTGGCGATTTACCGCTTTTTATCGTTACAGCTCCGGCACCAGCGATATTCACCGTCCGTTCATTCGTACCCTCAACCACCTTAAAGCTTTCAGGATTATATGGCAGTTGGAACCCTTCTTTTATGGATCCGTCTTCATTTTCTATTGACATCCAAATTTGATTATGACTAGTACTCATGTGACACCATCCCTTCTTCATAGAGCTGTGTCGTAATAATATCCATAATCGCCCCTTCCAATTCATTTTTGATATAATTTACTACTTCTTTCCGTGATATCTCCTGTCCAACGCCGATAGAACCCTTGCCATTGATTGTAAGGGTCATATTGCGGTTTTCTGTATTGGTATTTGATGAATTGTTTTCATGGATAATGGTATTCATTATTTCCTGAGGCGGCATACTGATATCGGATTCTGTCCGCCTTGCCATAACTGCCGAAAGTATTTTTGCCGTTTCTGATGCCGGAAATACCTCTGACCCCCTTCTGCCTACAATCAGCTCCGGCCCATATTCCCCTGCAATATATACATCTTCGCCGTAAGTAGTTCCTGCTGCGTGTTCACTTACAATATTTCCAATATCCGGAGCGGTACGCATAACAGGAAGCTGTATATTCAACATTGCCCGTGACAATTCTTCCATCTTGCCAACAACTGCATCTTTCTTTGCTTCTATTCCGTCAATAATGCCTTGACACGTTTTTTCTGCGCTGTTGTAGGCTGCATCATACTGCTCCATATCGCCTACTGCTTTCTCAAGGTCATTGACCATCTTGTCAAGCTCGCCTCCATAGTATGTTTCCAGTTCCGCCATTACTGTTGAGAATGTCTTTTTGCCTTCCTCCACCTTTGCGAAACTAGCGTTTAACTCATCAATTTTATTGGATCCGTTTGTTACAATCTCTTTCAAAATGGCTGCGCTTTCGGATGAGCCGTCTGACAGTTTATCCAATATCCCATCATCAACGCCCATTTCCATAGCTTTGTACATATAGGCACCGTATTCTGCCATATAATCGGCTTGTTTCTTTAAACTGTTCATCATCTCATCAATGCTCTTGGATGTGCCAAATTCTACGTCATTAAATAGCCCAAGCTGTCCTGATATACTTTGATATGCAGATTCATAGTTTTCATTGTAAGCCTCTGCCAAACCGCTAAGTTTATCAATCACAAAATCCATTGCTTTTGCCATTTCCTCGGAATTTTGACCAAATTTTTCAGATGCAAGTCCCAAGTATTCCTCTGTAACAGAACCAATCTTGATAATACCATCCTGATAACGGTCAATTACCATATCCGCAAGTCCCTCATATGCATCAAAAACACTGCTTTGGTTTTCTTCAACGCCTTCTGTAATTCCTTCTATGGTGTATAATGAAAGCTGTTTAAATTTTCTTGATGGACTTTGAATCTCCAATCTTTGAGCATATGCATTGTATGCAACCTCCGCAGCCTTGCTATGTGCTTTCGATATTAGTGGTAGTTTTGACAAAACCCCTGTTACAACACCATTCCCTGATTCCATACCATTCCGCACCCCTGCTGCTCTTACACCAGAAAGAGCAGCTTCTACGGCTGCTGAAACACCGGCTGCCGCCTCTGCGGCGCTTCCCCCCATACTTACTATTGAAGATATATATGCTTCCATAGTTTCTTCTGCCGCACTCGCTGCTGCACTTGACAAATTCAGTCCATCAATTCCTGATTCCATTGATTCTTTCAGTTCTTCCATTTTTGTTTGCAAACTTACGTTTACATCCACCATAGAATCTTCTAAGGTTTTCTTAGCATCTTCACGAATTTTAAAGGAATTATTCATATCCTCGATAAAACCTTTTGCTGCGTCAGTGGAATCTCCTAAATCCTCAATCTTTGAAATAATGGTATCAAGCGCCGCAGCGCTTTCTTGCGAGCCGTCCGCAAGATTTTCTACAAGACTTGCATCAATACCATATTCCTTTGCTTTTTGGATATTGTCTGCATATTCTAAAAGGTATTTTGTCTGGGAATCCCATGCCTCTATCATTTGCTGTGTGGTTAAATCGGTTTCAAGTTTTATCTTCTCAAACATACCAAATGAACTGTCAACTGCGGAAGCGGCTGCGTCACGTGCTTCCAGATAAGCGGTTGCCAATTCCTCCGACTGTTCCTGCACTCCTTTAAAGACACCTTCCATTGCTACTCGTAAATCTGCTGTTGTACTGATTAGATTATCGGATGCATCGCCGATACTGCCAACATTGTTCGCTGCATCAATTGCACTTTGCCCAAGTGCGTCAAGTTTTGTTTGTGTATCATTAATTGTATTCTTCAGTTCAGCGACTTCTGCTTCTGCTTTTTCCATTGCTTCTGCCGCCTCACCGATTGCATCCTGATAATCCCACGCCCACGCATCCCCACTTTCTACTTCCTTTATAAGACGCTCATATTCTGCCGTTGCATCATTGAGATTTTGTTGTGCCTGCACTAATAATTCATCCTTATGCAATGCCAAATAACTCATATATTCTGAAGCCTGTGCTGCGTCTTGTTCCAATCGTAACTGTTCATTTTGCTGCTCACAGTATTTTCTCAAATATTCAGTAGAATTTCCCAATTTACGAGAAGTTTCATCATAGGAAAGTCCAAGTTCCGGATAAATTGCATTTAACTCTGAAACCACCTTTTTCTCATACTGCTGCTCAAATGCTGTCAGCTTCTGCTGCGACTGAAGTTTTTCCAACTCCTTCACTAAAGCCATTGCGTGAAATGACTGCTCCTCTAACTTTTCAGTATTTTCATTATAAGCTGCTGTACTTTCCGCTACCGAAGCAATTGCATTTTGAACCCGTGCATCAAACGCATCAAGCGTAGTTTTTGTTTCTTCATATTCAGCCCGAAGCTCCTCCAGCCTTGCCTTTGCTTCAAGTGTTTTTTCATTCGTTGCTCCATATTCTGCTTTGAGTGCTTCTACTGCTGCCTCCTGCCTTGCAATTTCATTAGACAGCTTCAGCGAAGTTCCTGTCAGTTTTTCTTCTGCCTCCTCTGCTTCCCCCATAGAACCTACAAAAACCGCTATTCCTGCCGTAAGAGCTGCCAACGCCGCTGTTACAATAAATATTGCCGGACCTTTCATAGCTGCCTTAAATATTTCCGTTGCCTTTCCTGCAAGCAATGTTGCTGCCGTATATGCGCCCATTGCTACCGTGAATGCGCCCAGCGCAACCGCCATTCCTTCTATGGCTCCCACTACAGCAGGATGCTCACTTACAAATTCTGACAGTTTATTAATTATTTCTGTTCCCTTCTGCATTAGTCCATCAAGACTTGGCTGGGCATTTCCGATTGCGATTTTTAAATTTTCAAGCGAATTTTCCCATTTTTGTTTTACAAACTCTCCGGTATCTGACATTTTTTCAAACGCTGTTTGTGCGGCACCGGCACTGTTCCCCATCTGCGCAATTGCATCATCTACCTTCTGTGCATTTCCCCACAATACATTCGCTGCTTTTCCAGCTTCTGCACTGCCAAACATATTGGAAATGCTTGTGCCGCTTTCCCGCGCTCTTTCATCCAATACTGCCAGTACATCTGTCAGGCTCATTCCGCTTTCCATAGCTTCCGCCATTGTCAGACCGCCCTCTTTGATATGTTCAGTGCCCTCTTTCAATGCATTGGCAGCAGATGTGCCATTCTTGCCCAATTCATTTAGCATACTGTTCATATATGTTGTGGTTTCGGCTGTTGCTATACCGTTTGCGGTCATAACTGCATAAGAACCGCAGAGAACATCCAACTGAACATTAAGCGAATTTGCCGTTGGGATAATCTTGCCCATACTGCCTGCCAATTCATCAACACTGTTCTTTCCCAGATTCTGTGTCTGTATCATCATATCCGCAACATTGGATGTTTCGCTTGCTTCCAGTCCGTATGCATTCAGTGCCGTTGTCAATATATCCACTGCGGTTGTTGTCTGTGTAAAACCGCCGACTGCAAGGCTGTTCGCCTGCGCTACAAACGCAACGGCATCTGCTGTATTCACAGATGCCGATATTGCACTATATGTAGATTCTGCAAGGTCAGAAACAGAAACACCAGTTTCCATTGATAATTTCTGTATTTGTGATTGAATGCCGGTAAGGCTTAGGGCTTCCGTATCCGCGATCGTACCTACTTTCGCCATGGCTGATTCAAACTTATCTGCTGCTGCGTCACAGTCAAAATATGCATTTTTAATCTTATCCAGCGCAATTGCGATTCCAGCAGCAGTCAGGGCATCCCCTAAATCCATTGCTGCTCTTGTTGTATTATCTATATCATCATCCAAACCATCCAGATCATCGTCAAGACCACCCAACGCATCACCCAAACCCCCTAATGCATCCGCATTTCTCTCTGCTGCATCTGCCTGTTCTTCCAGCGCTCTTACTGCATCATCTGCTAAATCCACCTGTTCCTCTAATGCCTGTGACACTCTGTCAGTTGCTTCTGTTTGTATTTCTAATGTCTGTATTACTTCTTCCGCCGCATTTGCCTGTTCTTCCATTGCCCTTACAGCATCATCTGCTAAATCTGCCTGTTCTTCTAATGCCTGTGACGCTCTATCCGCTAAATCTGCCTGTTCTTCTAGTGCCTGTGATGTTCTATCTGCTGCTTCTGTATGTTCTTCTAATGCCTGCGTCAATTCATCTGCTGCATCTGCCTGTTCCTCTAGTGCCCTCACTGCATCATCTGCTGCCCCTGCCCGCCCATCTAACGCCTGTGCTGCATCGTCTGCTGCCTGCGCTTGTTCTTGCAGTCCTCGGGCTGCTCTGCTTCCCTGTTCGGCGTAATCAGAAACCGCAGACACGGCTGTCCTCATAGATGAATTTAAGTTATCCGCCGTGGATGTAAAACGCTCAAATGTCCGATCCATTCTGTCACATAAATCGTAAAACTTACTGAACGCTTTATCGGCGCTGTTAGCGATATCATCCAGCTTTTTGCTTATCTTGTCTACTAATTTCAGTGTCACCGACACATCCTTTGCCATAAATTCAACCCCTTCGGCTATTTTTTGTTCTTCCTATCCTCTGCTGCAACACAATCTGACGCCATATATAAATGCCTAAGTTCTGGAGGCATATGATAAAATTCTTCCATACGGAGCCCATGATTCTGCCATAGAACATGAGCCCACCAAGCCAGTGCGTCAGAGCGTATTAGTTTTTTGCTTCCTGCACCTCGGATTCGTCATCTTCGTCTTCATCTAAAATTCCAATCGTTGAAAGAACAATATTGGCAACTTGATCATATTCCTTTGGATTCGGAAATACTTTCAGCGGCATCTCTGCAAACTCATAACAGTCAAAGTAATCCATAAGTTCTTTATTATGCAGGTCTGGATAGACAAGTGCCTCCACGATAATGCGCCGCAGCGCCTTATTGCTGTCAGTGGTTGTATCAAATACAGCCTGACCCCTGTTAAATACAGGCTTTCCCTTATCATCACGCACTAATACCCGTTTCCGATATTTATCATAGATATCATCAATATCCTTTTTGGTCAGCATTTTTATCTTAAATGGAACCACATCCCCTTTTTCATCCCTGATGGAATCAATACCCGGTACCTCGACAATATCCTGATTTTTTGCTGTTTCTCTCATAAAATACGCTAATGTTCTCTCTGCCATAATTACTATTAACCTCCTAAATAAAATGAGAGCCGTCTGTCCCTGTCGACAAATCAGCTCTCCAATCAATATATTTTTTTAATATCAACCATTTCCATTAACTAAACTTTATGTCCTTACAATTAAATGTAATCGAATCCTGAACAAAATCCGAATTGACATCATGCGAAAGGACTGTAATATCTCCCGTGGGCACACATCCTGTTACCGTCACAGCCTGACCGCCGTAATCTTTATAGTAATCCGACTGTTCATCCGTACAGATTCCCTGGAACGTGAAATTTGGTGTTACCTTGTTTTCCAAGTAGTTCTTGATAGCCTGCTTAATCCAGTCTGTAGAACGATACTCAGAAAGCGTAACTTTAATTGTATGTCCTTTCCAGCGTGTATCCTCGCCCGTATGCCCTAACGTTTTCGTAGAGCTTGTAACGGGTGAGAAAACAATACTAAATGATACTGCGTCTAAACATTCTTCCCCGTCGAGAAACGCTCTTCCCTGACTACAATCAATATGGTTTCTAAGGTCTGCTGTATCCATAATCAATACCTCCTAATTTGTAACAATCTTAAAATATAACCTTTTTCATTGTATTTTCTAATCTGTAACAACCGTAAAATACAGCTTTTCGGCTGCATCTACTGCATGAATCCTTACATCAAAAAATACGCTGTCCCCATTGCATTCGCTCCTGCTGACCCGCATATCGTTGGCAATGTCAACATCCTTAATAGCACCTTCATCCAGAAAATACTGCAGGATAGTCTGGCTTAATCCATCCATTAAATCCCAACCAATCGGCGAATTAGGGAACTTATTTGGAGGAAATGTTTCACGTATTGTATCTGACACCGCATCATATACACGTATCACTTTATTCTTCCGGAACGATTCTGAACGCTTTTCCGTAAAGGTATGGAGGGAATTAATATCATATTCCACAATTACCGATTCCCCCTGCTGCGTAAAGAAAAATTCTCCCTGCTGGATTGCGGCTTCCGCTTCTTCATTGGTTTTCTTCCCAATAACGGAATCCGCATCCGCAAGCTGTCTGTAAGTATTTGACACCAGTTCTGTAGCAGATGCCGTTATTGCAGCAACATAAGCTGTTGCTTGGGCGGTTGTAAGTTCTGTACCATCTGTAAGGGCGTAACTATTGGTTACATTGATTATGCCCTCATAATCTGCATCTTTATAATCCGCAACAACAATCTGAATGCTCTTTCCGCAGTTTTCACGCAGATATCTAGCCTTAGACAACGCTACGGCTTTTAATTCATCATCTGCAAACGGAAACGCAATCGCACTGATATTTTCATCCTCTACAGCGTCAAGCATCCCTGTAATGTCAGCTTTTGCAATTTCAGCAGATGTGCCTCCCTCAAGGGATATTCCAGCAAAGTCTGAAAGCTCACCTATGCCTGAAAATATAACATATCTGCTTTCAAGCGCGGCAGCAGCCGCAACATCATTAACCCCTGAAAATTCTTCAACCGTTGCTGTTTCAAGAATTACAGAAATATCATATCCTCCTGCCGGATTGGAAACACACGCCACTTTTATATCATTTCCTCTGGTTCCTGCATACTTGGCAGTAATTGTTAAATCGTCTTTTACTGCTTTTGCAGCTTCCCCTTTATTGAAATTATAAACCAGCACGGTTCCCGCTCCCTTAAATGCCTCATTCAACATAAGAATCTTGTCTACGCTGTTTCCCAATAGTGCATCCGCAGAAGTAATATCTGCTGCCTCAATTTTAATTAACTTTGCCTGCGGCCCCCATGTATTTACCAATGGCAGCAGCACATTTCCTCTTGATGCATAAGTTACCACTGCCTTTTTTGAAGAATCCACGTTAATATATGTACCGGGTCTGGTTCTCCCCTTTAATTTATCAAATCTTCCGCTGTTCATTTAGTGCGCATCCCCCTTTTTCCATTTTTCAATTAATTCCTTTGCGGCAGTTATGCTAATTGGCTCTGTCTGCCTGCTCATAGCGCCATCAAATGTTGATGTTGTCACGCCAAACAGTTTCATGCTGTTTTTTCGCAGCATAGCAATCTCGTATTCTTTCTCTTTTTTGGTCATATCTGCCTTTACTGCTGCCCCCGCTCCATTGTTTGCTGTATCCGCTTTTTCCGCTGTCCTCGCTTCATTGTTTTGTACATCTGATTTTTCCGCTATACCTGCTTCATTGTTTTGTGCATCTGTTTTTGCTGCTGTCTTGGCATTACTCATATTATGTATTCCTCCTAATCAAAATTTTTGTTAATACCAACCGATTGAACAGTCGGGCTTCTTACTTTGGCAAACGCCCTGATGATTTTATACGATAATGTTACCTGTGCCATCCCTTCATCCACAATACGCGAAGCAGGCGCTTCCAGCTTTATTACTGTCCCGCTGTTCGTACCATCTTTATTATAAACAGGGAATCTGCAGTTCCTCTGTATAATCCCCTTTACAATCTTTTCTGCCAGTTCTCCTGCTTCTCTTTTGGTATACGCAAAAACTTTAGCGTATACTGCATATTTCGTCTGATAGCTGTTTAACGCCGATCCGGCAGAAAATATTTCGGCAGCAGGAAAATACAGCGATGGTACTACAAATTTTTCTGGAACATTATCTTCGTATAAAACAGATATACCGCTGCATTCCAGACATATCCGTGCAAGGCTTGCTTCATATTGATTCACTGTTGTAACCTCCTAATCCGAAAAATAATGAGAAAACCATTCTTCAAGTTTCCGTTCTATAAGCTGGGGAAACATAACATTCATAATATCAATGGCATGTTCCATATAATGTTTTCCATCAATATAACGCTGTTTTAAAAGCATTCCTGTTTTCGCCCCTCTCTGGTATATAAATCTTCCGTTTGACCAGTATCCCGGAACAAATCTTTTTTCGACTCCCTGCGGATTCAGCCAGTGCCCATCGTTTACAAATGCCGCATACTCGACGTTTGTACCTATTGTCAACGTCAAATCCCCTTTATTCAATTGATAGATATTTTGGGAATCACCCTTGTGGAAACTTTTCAACAGCAGCCTTGTATCAACTGCATCCAAACGTATTATTTCATCCTGTATAATCTGTAACATATCAAATCCAACGCCATCAAGAAATGCTGCCATATCTTTCTTAAATTCCACACTTGCAGTATGCAGGTGTTTCACAAAGTTTTCTAACTCGGTTAAATCAGCCTGCACATATCCCCCGCTCATACAGATTTCGGATGTACCCTGTGTATCCACACAACGATATGATGATCACGGATATTTCTAGGCACTTCCGCCTCATATTCATAACCTGATTCACAGTCAACAACCTTGTCATTAACACGGATATCTGTATCAATTGGGAGGGTCAGCTTTAATCTGGCATCCAATTCCTTCTGCGGCTCTCGCTGAACTGTAGAAACCGTACCGCTTTTCACACTAAAATGACAAGGCTGCTCTCTAATATCCGGCACGTTGGAATATTGAAAAACCTTGTTGTCAGGAAGTCCATATTCCCTTTTTTGCGAAATATCTTTCATATGAAAAATATTGCAGGTATGATTAAAAAAATCTTCTATCGCCATTGATTTTCTCCTATAGCTTTCTTATTTTCATTACCGTTTTGCCGCTGTCTTCCGGAAGTACATATTCTTCCAGCATTGCCCCCAGTCCTAAACTATCCGCAATATCAAAATTTGTATCAATCGTATAAGAATACTCGTCACATGTTTCTGAGCTACTAGCACCATTTTTCTGTACGATTGCCTGCTTTGCGTATGCTTCTGCAAGAAGTATCACTGCCATAATTACATCTGACGGCAGCTTACTGCTGTACTCTGCCGCCTTAAATTGATTATGCGTATGAAATATAACATACTTTTCTGCCCTTGCGATATCATACGCAAGCTGCGTATCAGACCGATTTTTTACTTCCGGCGAGGACGTATATTCTTTCACCTGCTGCGGTTTTACCCAAGGTCTTTCCATTCTACGCCTCCATTAATCCTCAAGCCCCATTTGTACAAGACTTGCCAAACCAAGCACTCCACATATTTTTGCTGCCCGTTCGTCATTGTTATTGCAGTCTGAAATATTGATGTTTTTCTCGGCTGCCAGTGCTTCAAGCTCCGGCTTTTTCATCCGTGAGATACTATCCGCAGACAATACTTTCTCCGACTGCTGCCCGTTTGCGATATCTACTGGTTTTGGGCTGCTATCTTCTGCTTCGTTCCTAAAATCCTGCATTTCGAGAGTGATATCCTCTACTTCGTTCCTTAGTTCTCGCATTTCGGGGGTGGTGTCTTCTGTTTCGTCCTCTGGTTCTTGCATTTTAGGACTATTATCTTCTGTTTCGCTTCTTGTATCACCAAATAATTTTAGAAAAGCATCAACATCTTCAATGTCTGAATCGGTATCATCTGTATACTGTAATTCCACAAATCTTCTGGTAGCCAGCAGCCTTTCTGCCATCATATCATCCACAAGAAAAGGGACTTCTCTTACACATGAAAATCCTTTCACTGCATAAGAAAGCCCCTGTTTTAATTCTAATCTTCTCATTAATCTGCGCCTCCTAATTCAGTGACGGCAGATTGGTAATGATTGCCGCTGCATCCAGTTCTTCAACAATGGGGTCAAAATCCAGATGGCAGACATAAAACCGCTTATCCTGCATAATAGCCTCTTTGCCTTCTGTTGTTTTCCGGATTTTCACATCGTAAGTATTAACCACGATAAGATTTTGCGGATCGGTAAGCAGAATTTTATCATCACTCATAGACGGGCAGGGCACAGAAGGAATATGTACCGGCTGAGAGTATACCGATTCAGGAACTGCACCGCCCTTCGCAATCACTTGATTCATCAAATATAATTCCCACTGCTGTGCTCTCTTTGGTGACATTAACCAACGTAACTTTCCATTGTTATATTTATTAGGCAGTTGTCCCAGCGTCTTATAAAAAATATCAAGACTCATTGTATTGTCCCCGGATGCATCATAAACATGACCGCCATTGCTAATCTTCTTAATCCATCCATCATTCAGCTTTAAGAAATCATAATCTTTATCACTGGAAGGCGTATCCTCGTCCCCATTCAAATAGATATCCTCTAAATCAACGCCAAGCTGTGCCGTCATAAGGTCTGTGATAACAGCTTCTAACTGCTGCCCCTCAATATTTTCACGCAGTGTTTCTTCTGTAATTTCCCATGGCAGACGAACTGCTTTACAAGCATATTCGATTACCCGCGTATCTACTCCTGCTCTGTAGCCGTCATCTGTATTTTCCGTCTTAGCGCGGAGAATACGTGCCGCAATTCCAATCTTGTCGATTTCGCCGCTTTTTGCGCTTCGCATTACGTGCCTTACCAGTTTTACAAGGTTTGTTGCTTCAAATGTCTGCTTGATAAATTTCCTTGCCTGTTCTGGATTCAGTAAACCATGATTGATACTTCCCGTTTGGATTGCACCAGCTTTGTTGATTAATTGTGCATTCGTTAACATTGTTCTTTCCTCCTTACTTTTACATACTTGTCATTATCTTCTTAAAACATACCCGTCATATAGTGAAGTTCTTCACTCTTAGATATGTCTGCGCCGGCAGCAGAATTTAGATTGCCCGGAAGCGCTCTGCTCTGCATAACGGGCTGAAGCGCTTTCATAACCGGTTCAATTGCCTTTGATACTTCCTCGCCTACCATTTTTGCAACTGTTTCCGCAGTTATCACGCTTTCAGCTATGGAACCGTCCGAAGAAGCAGCAGCCTGTGACGTTCCTGTTTCTCCGCTTCCGTCCTTTGATACAGGAGCTAATTCCTGCAGCTGCTTTGTGATTGGCTCCATTGCC